GGTATATATACTGTACGTCCATAATATTTCTGAAGTTCATAGAGAAGATAATTGAGCTGACCTTCAAGAGCCGCCTTTACCGACGCATCACTCTTCTGGTCTTTAACTTCCCATTCATATCCGTTCTTAGCGCAATAAGACTTCATTCTGTCCCATCTCGAATTGTGCCATTGGCATATTCCGTATGATGTTCCTTTGTCTCCTAGCGCCCAAGGACGGAAATTTGATTCGCTTCTAATATTAGCGATTACTCCGCATATTGAAGCTTCTTTAAATCCACGATTCTTAAGGAAGTCGTGAATGTATTTCTCATTGGAGATTGCCATTGTTACCTCCTTATTTATGAGCCTTCTGATTGAGATATTTTTCAATCTGATCAATAGCCTCATGAACAGGACCATCACAGCCCTGTTCAGCGAGACCTTTAAGACACGCAAGAACACCGTATGTCAGAATCGTCTGTTCTGCTTTAATCTCCTGGATGTCTTTATCTTGTTGTTTCTGTCTATCCACGAATCTTACCCCCTTGGCGAATAGCGTTACGATTGCCACCAACGCCGCAAGAAATGCTGAGAAGGTGATGATTGTAGTGACGTTAAGTTCGATCGTCATTCTGATACTGGTCTATAGCAAAGAACATCCCACGCCTCTCCGCTGATAGGACCGCTAATATTTGTAATATTTACTGCCATTTTTAACCTCCTTTAGAAAGAGAGTTTGTTCTGCTTGTAGGCAACGAGAGCGTCCATCGCGGCGGCAACGTTGTCTATTTTTTGCTCTCTTCTATCTTTCATTAGTTTATAGTTTCCGTTTGTATCCACAGATACTATTGAGTTTCCCATTGTAAATTTTACGATTTCTTCGTCAAAGATGAGGCCTCTGTCCTCTGCTAATTTTTTCAATTCGCCAAGAGGAACAGATTCTGTTCTGGCGCCCTGTATAACTTTTACTACTCCGTAATCAGTATGTTCAGAACACCAGCGCTTAACAAAGAATTCCGCATTATAAGGGTCGTATCCAAAGCACCTAACGTCGTATTCATTGTCTCTTATAAATTTATCTACATCATCGTATACTTGGTCCATGTCTAGAATTGTTCCTGGCATTATCACAAGCGTTCCTTCTTCGATAAATTCATCATACTTCTGTCTAGTTGCTTGAGGCAGCTTCATGTAGGACGACTCTGTAATATAGCTTCTCGCTTTTAAACCGAAATCTCTTTCATTAATTGGAAAGAGAAAGTCAAATGCACAGAAGTCGTCTCCTCGGGACATATCCGCCCCCATAGAACATGGCATACCCCAAAAGCTTCGCCTTGGATGCGGTTGTATTTCCGGGTATGTGAAAAAGTATGTCAAACCTTCCATAGGAATTCCGAATCTTTTAGCCAGAATGTCGTTTCGAGCTGAAGGATTTACTTCGGCTCTTTGAACATCCATTTGAACGGCGTCATATGAAACTGTTATTCCTATATTAGGCATGGCCTTCATCCACATAGACGGATCGCCAACCTCTCTTATATCGTCTAGTCTGTAATACCAAACCGACAAATGCGGGTTGTAGTATTCTCCTTTTAATACCTTTAGGTATTCCAATTTCATTGTGTCTCCGATTCCGTTTCTAACGGTTCCTTCGGATGACGTAGCAACAAGAACCCAGTCATCTATTTTGGATGCGCCTTGCTCAATTGCTGACGTAGGATCTTCACGTATTTCACGCGAAAGCCACTCGTCGATGGTCGTGTATTTAACTCTTAGACCTTGAAGTTTATCTATCTTCATGGGTCTTGGTTCAAGAAGAGATCCTGTTAGGAAGTTTTCAATTCCATTTTTCGTAGAGCAAAGTTTCTTTCGATACGCTCGATTTCCTGTTGTATTTTGAAGTGATCCTTCGGTGAGAAATTGAAACAGTGGTCCTCTTGACCGAGTGATTGCTGTTCTAAAAGGAGCTAATACTTCTTCTGCTTGTTTCATAGTGGGAGCAGTGGTTATCTGGTGCGTTGTAGATGTGTCGACAACTAAACCGTATGCCTGTATAAATTCATCATACAGAGTTTTAGCACTGCCTCGTCCTATTATTAGGACTTGCTTATTACGTAGACGACGTTTAATTCGTCTTGTAACAAATCGTCCTTTATCCCCATACTTTCCGGGGACATATACTTGCCTATCTTCGAAGTAGAACCACGATAGAAGGTCCTCGGCCCAAAGCTTGAACGTTTCAAGAAGATGAACGTCGGATCCGTCTGTTAAAGTTAACTCGTCTTCGCAAAAAGCGATAAAACCGTTAATGGCTTCGTCATCGTAATAAATACCGGGATTCTCTATCAAATCGTCTATTAGGCGCATTTGCATGGCGATCTCTTTATTAACCGGTATTTCACCGTTTAAAACCTTTTCTCGCCAACGGCCATAATAAATTGGTGTTGCGGTATTACTTAACATAATCAGACACCGTTATTCTTTTTTATCGTCTTTCTTGCTTTCTCCGCCGGTCTTAAACAATCCTGAAAGCTGGATATCTCCACTGAGACCAAACTGTTCATAGATGTTCTCACCGCCGAATTCCTTAGCAAAGTTGTTTGCGACGTCAAGTCCGCGAGCTATGGTCTGACCACTATCGAGAATACTGTTGACAGTTTTCTTTAAGTTTTCTGGTTTATACCATCTTGCTGCTTCTTTCTTTTTGCGCTCGTCGGCGATTTTGTTAATTTCGTCGGCGTACATTTTTTCAACCTTAATTTCTACCTCGAGACGATTTAATACCTGTTTGATTTCTTCAACAGACATATCTTCCATCTGAACTCTCAAATTGTTGAGTTTCGTTTTTGTTTTACTCTCCGGAGAAAGCGGGCTTTTCGGATCAATTCCTCTATCGAGTCTTACTCGCTTAAGTTTCGATCCTGTTGAGACGTCTCTATCGAGAGGGTACGGAGGGCCGTGCTTAACACCCCACTTCATACCGAGAATACCCCAGTGTTTAAGTTCGCGTTCTCTCTTGACTTCTTCGATAGCGTACATTTCGGTTAAGGTACTCATGAATTAATCCTTTCTAGTTCTGCTCTATTTTTCATCGTCCACTCCATTTCCGAAATAGCCGACTCATACGCAGAACTTAAATTTGAATTTGCAGGAGGATCGAAAAGCATCCGAACCTTCTTGCTGATATAACCCTGAAGCATTCCTGTTGAAACGCCGGGGCCTGTAAAATCCGACCAGTTTTGTGTATTGGTCGAAAGTATGAATGTCGTGTCGGGACCAACGCCAAGTCTGTTAAGAATACCGAAGGCAATGTTTGCATCGGTTTTCAGATCAAGGTCAAAAGCATCACTGGTTTCGTCCCCAACGCATTCTTTTCGCAAATCGCTTAATATACTCATTGCAACCTCCACGGACATGTGTCAAATTCAGTTCTTTCTTTTAGTTTAGGTTCCTCTAGTATCAAACCGAAATGAACTTTGTTGTGAGTATGAAAACTCAGGCATATCAAATTATTCAAATCGAATACCGCCTCGGTCATATCCTCTAAGTCTTGAGGAGATAACGGATTGATGTGATGAACATATACAGAACCTACAATTTCTAAACCAGGTATAGCAATGTCGCAAGATTGGTCTCTTATTATTGCTTCTCGCCTAACACTCGACCAACGTTTGTTCCCTCGATAAAGCATCTGGTTTAAATATCTTTCATCTCCGAAAGTGAATTCGCCGATTTTAGAATTTGTTTGAAGGTAGCAAAGTCTTTCAAAATATGTTGGGAGCTTTATAAGCTCGTCATAAGTCTTCAGACTCATCGTCGTCATCCCCCTCACTACTATTGCCACTATACTTACGCATGGCTTTGATAGCTTTGTCGAACAACTCTGACATGTTGCTTCCTTCTTTGATTGATTTTGTCTTTTCCGAAACAAGACTAACTTCCTCTCGAAGCTTATCCTCTTCGAGACGTCCTTTCCTACTTGAACGATCTAGAAAGTGAGCTAAAATTTGAGACGAGGCTGTGCCGTCTCTTATCTGCATCTCAACTCTCTCCATCGCAAGCAGCGTAAGTTGATCTTCTTTCTCTTCCGCGGAAGTGGCGGGCGGAAACTCGCGAGAAATGTATTCAGGTTTGTCCTGCTTCTTTGCCTGTTTCACTGCCATCACTAGCACTTCCTTTCTGTTGGTGTTTATTATTTGCGCTTTTGAGGCCTGGTCTCGCCCACATTTTGTATGTCGTTAAAGGAGACGAACACGAAACCTAGGAGGAAAACATGGCAACACCACAACCATTTTTCTGTGAACGCGGCCAGGTTTCAAAAGCGCAAATATAATTGTTCCTCCGGAGAATTTTTAAGGAGGAGGCGCGAACAAAAATGCAAGGAATAATCTTTTACCCTCCCTTAGGG